GAGGCACCGGATTATCAAGAGGAAGATTCGGATGGGGAATTGGAAAAAGCAGAGAAGAATGCTAAAACTATGACAGCAAATAAACCTCTTAAAAAAGAATTTGCAGACAGAGAAGAAACATTTAGGGTACAATATGGTAAACGAAAGGGTGAGATTATTGCTACAGGAAATAGACTGATGCATACTATTTGTAGCTATTGTGATTATAAGAAACAATGCTGGCCTTCTGCAGAACAACATAGAAGAGTTGGTACACAAGCAACACAAAGACCTATAATCTGGTATACTAAATTAAAGAAACGGGAGGTAGAAGTATGATTTATTTATCTACAGAAGTAACTATCGGTGATGGTTACTTAAATAATGAAACTTATTTTGGATACCCTGAATGTGATAAAAAATTTGGTGGGGATAGTATAGTTAAAGAATTACGAAATAGTCCAAGTGGATTACCCATAAGAATGACAACTACTTTTGATTTAGATGAACCATGGAAAGATGATAGGTTTGAAGAACATTTAGAAAAAATAGATTATGATTTAGGAGAACTTGCTGTACATGCAAAAAAAAGAGGTGGTCTTGTTGTTTTGCATTGGACAGGTATGGTAGAGACAAGAAGTATTTTAAAAGAAAGTGCACCAAAAACTTTTAAATACTTTAATGAAAAATTTGAAGATATAATATCTAGAAATTTACCAAAACTATAATGCATAGAGATTTGTTAATTGCTGGGTATATATTAGTAATAATAGCTATGATTAGTTTTTTTATGATGGTTATCTTATGAGGGGAAGTACATGCTACGTAGTCATGGATACAGATCGGATTTTGAGCTTGGCATTGCTGTAGCTTTAAATAAATATAAAATAAAATTTAAATACGAATCGGAGAAAATAGATTATGTTAGGCATTCTACTTATATTCCTGACTTTGCTTTAGAAAAGTTTCTTATAGAAGCAAAAGGAAGACTTACGACAGCAGATAGAGGAAAGCATCTGTTGATAAAAAAACAACATCCTGAATTAGATATACGTTTTCTATTCATGAATGCAAACAATAAGCTGTATAAAGGATCTAAAACAACTTATGCAGGCTGGTGTGAACGTCATGGTTTTAAATGGTGTCAAGGGTTTTTGCCACAGGAATGGATGGATGAATAGTGAAGAATTATTAAAATATAGAGATGGTTTACCGAAAGATATGTATGTACTGTTAATTAGACCTAATGGTAAAGATGGTGTAGATTTAGGTATTTTTGATACGCATACGATGGGGAGAAATTATGTAGATCTATGTTATGCTCTTGTAAGGGGTGTCTTATCTTATTTAGCTAATGATATGGATGTATTAAAGGAACGGGGCCAAAGTGTTATACTGGAAGAATTAAAAAACACTGTAGATGTTCCTATTATAGATGATTTAATAGCAAGAAAAAAAGAGAGACAACCTAAAAATGTAGGTAATATTACGTATTTGTTTGGAGATGATGATGAAAAAAGTACATGAACCTCATGAAAAATACATGGCAAGAATGACAGCTGAAGAAGAAATGATAGCTAGTGAAAAACAAATTGGTGGAGATCACTACAGGCATTTTAAGATTATGCCCATAGAATACATTACAAAAAATAAACTTGACTTTTGTGAAGGAAATATAGTAAAATATATTTCTCGCCATAGATTAAAAAATGGTGCAGAGGATATAAAAAAGGTTATACATTATGCTGAATTAATATTAGAATTAGAATATGGAGATAAGTAGTGGTAGATGGAAATTATTTACCTACAAGTTATCAGTCATTTATACATCTATCAAGGTATTCAAGATGGCTGGAGGAAAAAGGAAGAAGAGAAACGTGGTCAGAAACAGTTAATAGACTTGTAACTTTTTTTAAATACCATATACAGGAAAACATTGAAGCAAAAGTTCCTTCCAGTACATGGACAATGCTAGAAGAATCTATACTGTCCCTTGAAGTTATGCCAAGTATGAGGGCTTTGATGTCTTCAGGGAAAGCATTGGAAAGGGAAAATATAGCAGGCTATAACTGTTCGTATATACCGATAGATAACCCAAAAGCATTTGATGAAGTTTTGTACGTCTTAATGAATGGCACAGGTGTAGGATTTTCTGTGGAAAGACAGTACGTTAGTGGATTACCCACTATTCCCAATAGAGAATTTGAACAGACAGATGATGTTATATCTGTAGCTGATTCTAAAGAAGGGTGGGCAAGAGCATTTAGAGATTTAATATCTTATCTCTACACTTCTCGCATTCCTAAAGTAAATGTATCAAAAGTTAGACCTGCAGGTTCCAGACTTAAAACATTTGGTGGAAGGGCTAGTGGCCCACAACCCCTAGTAAATTTATTTGATTTTACTATAGAAAAGTTTAGGAATGCAAAAGGAAGAAAACTTACATCTATGGAATCCCATGATATAGTTTGTAAAACTGGAGATGTAGTTGTAGTTGGTGGTGTTCGTAGATCAGCTCTTATTTCTTTGTCAAACTTATCTGATGATAGAATGAGATCTGCCAAGACGGGGGAGTGGTCCAAGTTAAATCCTGAACGATCTTTAGCTAATAACTCTGCTGTATATACAGGAAGACCAGATACAGGAACATTTATGAAAGAGTGGTTGTCTCTATATGAAAGTAAATCAGGTGAACGTGGTATATTTAACAGAGCATCAGCACAAGAGAAAGCTAGACAGAATGGCAGAAGAGATGCTGATGTAGAATTTGGAACAAATCCTTGTTCAGAAATTATATTAAGACCAAATCAGTTCTGTAATCTTACGGAAGTTGTAGTACGTGCAGGTGATACAGTGGATACACTAAAAAGAAAAGTAAAGATCGCTACTATACTAGGCACTATACAGGCTACCTTCACCAATTTTGGTTATTTGCGTAAAAGATGGCAAAATAATACAGAAGAGGAGAGATTACTTGGTGTATCACTTACAGGTATATTAGATAACTACCTTGCTTTACCTTGGATAGAAAGTTCAAGAAAGAAGTTAATTGATAACCTGAACACTTTGCGATCAGTTGCTGTACAAACCAATAAAGAGTGGTCTGGTAAATTAGGTATACCACAATCTACTGCTATCACTTGTGTGAAACCATCAGGTACTGTCAGTCAGTTAGTTGACAGTGCTAGTGGCATTCATGCAAGACATAATCCTTTCTATGTCAGAACAGTACGGGGGGATAATAAAGATCCTCTTACGCAGTTCATGATTGCATCTGGTATACCTAATGAGCCGGAGATAAGAGGTAATGAACCCTCTCCTGATATAACAGTATTTTCTTTTCCTATAAAAGCACCTAATCAAGCAGTATGCAGGAATGATATATCAGCTATTAAACAATTAGAACTTTGGAGGGTTTACGCTGAACATTGGTGTGAGCATAAACCTTCTGTTACTATTTCAGTGCGTGAACATGAGTGGATTAACGTAGGGTCTTGGTGTTGGAATAATTTTGATCACTTGAGTGGGGTAGCTTTTTTACCACATTCTGACCATACTTATAAACAAGCACCATATCAAGATATAAAAGAAGGGGAGTACAAGAAATTGTCAAAAAAAATGCCAACCGATATAGATTGGCAAAAATTACAAGAATATGAAAAAGAAGATAATACTAAAGGATCACAAGAACTAGCCTGTACAGCCGGAGTGTGTGAATTGGTTGATATATAGGAGGATTTATGGTTGAGGCAAAATTATTTGAATTACAAGTTAGTTTAAATTCAAGTGGTCAAGTAATAACGGAGTTTAATTATATAGAACGGGATAACCTTGTTACAGCTTTGGATGGCTGGAGGAAAGATTATCCTAATACACATGTGCTAGGTTCTATTGTTGATTATCTTAAAGGAGTAGGTCATGCTATAGAGAAAGATGTAGGTAAGCTTTGTAAGACTTAATAGTTGTAAGATTGTACCTTTCCTCCAGTGTTAAATTTTTTGTTTACTTTTCCACCATGTTTATATCTTCTTGAACGAAGTCCAACTCCCTGTCCTCCTTGTCCTCTTCTCGTATAGCGAGATTCTTCAGGAGGCATACCTAATCTAGTTGTTACTTGTCCACGTTCACCTCTTGCTGATGCTTCTTCTAGTTCTGCATGAAGGGATAGCTCATCCGGAGACATTGTTTCTCTGGGATCAGAAGGAAGAAATCCTCTGTCTTTTTCTACAGGAATGTTTTCCATTGTTACTTCATCAGGTGGAGGTACGATTTCTCCCATGAAACTTGTGTCCGTTTCAGGTTCCTCTACTGTAGATTCTTCTTCAGTATCTCTCAATTCATGCTGTTTTACAAAAGGATTTGATGCATCTTCTTCTATAGATCCACGAATTACAGTTGTTATTACGTCTCTAGTAAAGTCTTTTTCAAATTCTTTTGTAATTGCCTTTTGTTTCTTTTTTGGTTCAAGTTTTTTTACTTGTTTATCTTCACCTAATATATATAATAATAAATCTCTTATACTACCATCACCAACTTTATAGTTTGCTGCTGGAGTAGTAGGTCCAGTTCCTCTATGTTGTGGTATTTCGTCTAATTCTCCCTCTGGAAGAGGTTCACCACTTTTAAAAGTAGTGCCCTTTCCTGCTTCTCCACCTCTTGTGTATGCCATGATTATCTCCTTACTTTTCTGGGGCCATTAGTATATACTATATTACCTCCATATTTCATTTGTTTTTTGTTTGGGTAAGCTTTTCCTACTGGTTCCACGTTAGATAATTCTACAGCATCCGTCATTGGAGTGGGAGGATTTATTCGTTGGGGTTCATAAGAAGTTTCAGCTGGGCTTGCCGACATATCTGATCTTCCTATTAATTGTTCTTTTTTTGCCATGTTATTTTCCTTTCTTTAAAATCCTAAATGTTTCATAGCATCTCCTAATGTATCTCTTAAAGTGCTAGCTGTTTGTTCAATTACATTACCTCCTACTTTATGCTTGTATTCCATCCATTTTATCATATTTTCTTCGGTAGTACCACCAAATATACTATTATTTTTTAACCACTGATTAAATTCATGATCCTCTTCTGTTGTAATTTGTTTGTAATACAACTTAGTACCTTCTATTCCTCCACTTGCTAATTTTATCCATTCATCTACCCAAGCTGCAGGCATTGATTCTCCAGCTTTCAGCCATCGTGTGGGCATTTGTGGATTGGTTAAAAATTCTAAAAATTTATTAGCAGTATTTTTGCTAAGAAACAATGAACTAAAAGCTGAGTAATCTACATTATTTAACATTGCAACAGCAGCTTCTATTCCCAGAAATGATGGATTTGTTTTTCCAATATGTGTAGTCCATAATCTATTTATAATTTTTGTATTGCTGTATTTAATATCATCAGCGTATAAAGCTTTCATTCCAACATACCCTTGTGATGCAGCATGTTGGTGTCTAGGAATAAATGCAATTAAGAACTTGTTTATTAAGTTCATCGTTTTCAAATGTTCTTTGCCAAAAATTATTGTTAAAGTTTCTGCGTGATCTTTTAATAATATAGCGTATCTTTGTCCATCAGTCATTATATCAGTTACACGATTTCCAAAAATATTGGTATAAGTTTCAGGTTGACCAGCTTTTGTCATCTGATCCATTCCTTCAAAAAATATGTATTTTAAAAAGTCTTTTTCTGTAAACTTTTCCATTCCTTTTATCTTTCGTATTTCTTTTAATATAGAAGGATCATCACCTATGGCTGCTAATATTTTAGCAATCCTCTCTGGATTCTCCAGTAGTCCCTCTACAATTTTATCAGGTCGGCCACGATTCATAAAATCTATGTCCAATTCTTTGGCGAAAATTTCTTGTGCTTTTTTAAAACCATCACTTACTGCTTTATAGGTCTTTTGGTAATGCTCAATTTCTCCCTGTATCTTATGTACCCTTAATTTTATTATATTTCTTCCACTTGCACTATGTGCTATAATATTATTTAATTTTTCTAGAGTATTATGCCCAAGATTTAAAGTATATTTTCCCCTAGTTGCCTCCTCTAAATTTCTTACGCCCTTTACCCATCCTTGATAGCCTGAGCTTATTTCTGAAAATGTATTGTCATCATACAGGGGCTTAACTCCATAAGCACGTGTCGCCTCTTTGAATGGAATAGACGTAACATCAACATCTCTTGCTGGAATGCTGAAGTTACCAGCATCATCTATAACATACGCCCCCTCATCTAATA